CTGAGCTATCCATGTGATGAGTGTTGCTACTCCCCCGTGGATAGCATCAGGCAAACTAACTATCGCTAGGAGGGTAAATGCATATGCACACCACATTGTTCCGACGATGTTAGTGACAATCGTTGCGAGTTTTTTATTGAAGTTTTCCATAGTTAATAGCACCTTTTTTAATATTTATCATCATTAGGATGATATATAAGTGTATGCCCGTATAGCACAGTTGGTAGTGCGCCACACTTGTAATGTGGAGGTCCGGGGTTCGAATCCTCGTGCGGGCACCACACCTATTTTTGCCCCCGTAGCTCAACTGGATAGAGCCACGGATTTCTACTCCGTAGGTTGGGAGTTCGAATCTCTCCGGGGGTGCCAGCTATTATTTTGCAGTGCTACGATATGATATAAATAGTTTTATGAAGCGAATTTATATTCAAGATATGCCATGGGAAAAATATCAAGAAGCGTATGATAACGGAATGTCATTGCGTGAGTTGATAGATGAATATAAGTTATGTTGGAAGACAACAGCCAAAGCAATTCGGTTGTCGTTATTATCTACTAGAGACCTTTCAACTGCACGAAAGATTGCACTACAAAGGAAACCTAGAGATTACAGCGAAGCAAGAAGTAGTAGATCAGATTTAGCTAATTACCGGGCCGATTGTGCATTTAAGTTTAACTTATCTGATTATCCAACAGAGTTTGACTTTACTTTGATTGAAAGTTATGGTTGGTATAAACCAACAAATAAGGGTAATAATCTAATTGGTATAAGTAGAGATCATGCTGTTAGTATTAGATATGGGTTTGACCATTCTTTGCCGACAGTACATTTAGCACATCCTGCTAATTGTATATTAATGCAACATAGCAAAAATGTGTCTAAGGGTAAGAAAATAAGTTTGTCCTATGAAGAATTACTTGAACGTATTGAAGCATGGGATAAGAAATACGGGGAACTAAGCTAACGGTAAACTGGGGCCTTTGCAAGGCCCACTTCGGGGTTCGATTCCCCGGTTCTCCACCAAACATTATGAATATCTCTCGGTAGCGCAGGTTGGTAGCGAGTCAAATTTGTTCCGCAGAGCATAAATAAATGTATGGAACAATACAAAAACACAGACGGTACTTACACAAGTCCAAAAAATGGAAAGACTTATAAAAGTCTAAAAGCATTTAACGCACACTGGCATTATGCTGGTACAACAGATCCGCAAGCATTTGCCAAACGGTTGTACAAAGTACAATGTCAGTATTGTAAAGATGAAGTAGTTGTTAGTAACCGCAATCGACACGAAACAGCGTGTTATCTAAATCCGGATAACATTAAACTTTGTGAAGTTTGTGAAACTCCGATAAAAGATTACAGACACAGTAAAGGCACTTGTTCGCATAGTTGTTCTAATAAATTCTTTAGTCATCTAAGAAACAAGCCTGAAAATTATAGCAGATACACTACTATATGTTGGAAAGAACATAAGAAAGAATGTGTNGTTTGNGGNGAAGATAAAGTAGTNGCAGTTCATCATATGAATGAGGATCATAACGATAATAGAGTTGAAAACTTAGTTCCGTTATGCCCAACGCATCATACATATATGCACAGCAAATACAAAGCAGAAATTTTACCTGTGGTAGAAGAGTATGTTAGACAGTTTACTCTCCGGTTCGCCTAACCTGGTTATGGCACCTCGTTTGGGACGAGGAATAATGTGAGTTCGAATCCCACACTGGAGACCAATTTAGAGTATAAGGTTCGATCCCTCCTTCCCGACCATTTATTAAAGAAAATATCTCCAGCGCCCCGCGCGGAAGTAAATATCATTACAAACTTAGCGAAAGATTAAATGAAAAAAGTTGCAATGATTGGTGTTGGCAAATTAGGCCAAGACTGTGCCGAGATGATGGCAGAGATGCATGATGTAGTTGGATACGATGTATCACCGAGAAATCCAACTTTTCCGATGAAGGATAAGATTCAAGAAGCAGTAGAAGGTAGAGACTTAATCTTTATCGCAGCTCCTACTCCACATGATCCTATCTACGGAGGCGAGACTCCTACGAGTCATCTTCCTAACAAGGACTTTGACTATACGATTGTCAGAGAGATCCTAGCGGAAGTCAACAAGTATGCTACTCCGGCGCAACTCGTCGTATTGATCAGCACTGTTCTTCCTGGAACGATTCGTAGAGAACTCCGTCCGGAAATCACTAACGCACGATTCATCTACAACCCCTATCTCATCGCGATGGGAACTATCAAGTATGACATGGTGAACCCTGAGATGGTCATCATCGGTACTGAAGATGGTTCCATCACTGGTGATGCGAAAGAACTCATTGACTTCTACAAGACATTCATGCAGAATGATCCAAGATACGAAGTAGGAACTTGGGATGAAGCAGAAGCTATCAAGATTTTCTATAACACTTTCATCTCTGCTAAGGTTGGTATCGTTAACATGATTCAAGATGTCGCTGAGAAGAATGGCAACATGAATGTTGATGTTGTGACAGGAGCACTTGCCCGTTCAACATATCGCATTACTGGTCCGGCTTATATGACAGCAGGCATGGGCGATGGCGGAGCCTGTCATCCGCGTGATAATATCGCACTACGCTATATGGCTGAGAATCTAGGTTTAGGATATGATCTCTTTGACGCTATCATGCGAGCAAGGGAAGTTCAGGCTGAGAACATGGCTAAGAAATGCTTAGAGTTCGGTAAGAATGTCACTATCGTAGGCAAGGCATATAAGCCCGGCGTTCATTACACGAATGGTTCTTCTTCTATGCTCGTAGGGCATTATATTGAAGAATTAGGCGGTACGGTCAACTACTATGATGAACATACAGGCGATTTAGATATCAAGGAAGACACGACAGATGTCTATCTGATCGGTTATTGGGATGAATACGTGAAGACGCTGCTATTCCCAATTAGGTCGGTCGTGATTGATCCCTGGCGCAAGATTGACAGTACCCAACATCAAGGTAAGATCGTTCATTACGGCAATACCCGATTGATGCGATAACGGTATGCCCGGTTAGCTCAGGTAAATGGTGCTTTTTGTTCAACTGGCATAAATATAGTTGAGCAAAGGGAACATATAATGTATAAATGTGAATGTGGTAAGGAGTTTGAATCGCATCGCCAACTGAATGGACATAAAAGCGTTCATCGGGAAGGCGGGAGATATTCAGTAAGTCGGGCTAAACCAGACTGTGTTTATCATTCGTGTTTATACTGCGATGTGTCGTTTAAGCATAGCAGCGGAACTAGAAATAAGTTTTGTTCGTCCGAGTGTTCAGCAAAGTACGCCTGGGAGTACATTTCAATTCCACGCATTGAGCAGGGATTGGGTGGAAACTTTAAGAGATATCTTAAAGAAACAGCAGGAGATAAGTGTGCTGAATGTGGGCAAGCAAGTACTTGGAATAGCAAGCCACTCGGCCTACAGTTAGATCACATAGACGGTAACAGTGATAATAACGATTTGAGTAATCTTAGATTGCTTTGTCCGAATTGTCACACACAAACAGAAACTTTTGGTAATGCAGGCAAAGGTAATCGCTATAAAAAGCATACTAAGCGTAATGCATATCTAAGAGAATATAAAGATAATGCCCGAGTGGCGCAGCGGTAGCGCAACTCCTTTACACGGAGAGGGTCGTCAGTTCAATCCTGGCCTCGGGTACCATTTTTCATAAAACATCGTATATTAGCATAAATATAATCTCTTACAGAAAGGTACTACATTGGCTTTATTTCACAAACATCTTATCGTCCGTGCAGAAGTAAACGAACCTATTATGTGTCCGGAAACGGTATCTAAGACATGGATGCCAGCGTTGATTGACCGTATCGGTATGAAGATTCTGATGGGACCTTATGCTGTTTATAGTGAGATGGAGGGCAATCGTGGGTTAACCGCTGTCACCATCATTGAGACAAGTCATGTTGTGATGCATATCTGGGACGAGACTAGTCCTGCAACAGTGCAATTAGATGTCTATACCTGCGGTCCGTTAGATCCATATGATGTGGTAGAGTCGCTTAAAGAGATGGATCCAGTTCACATTGATATGAAGTATCTTGATCGTGAACACGACCTGATTGACCTGCCTGTTCCTGTTGAGTTTGAAGATTAATTAAATAGGACTTGACATCAATTTTATTTTAAGATGGAGCGCAAAATGAAAGATTTTGTATGGCAATATGTTGATATACCTGAAGAAGAAATCATTTGGCTACAAGAGTTATACTTAAAAAATCTTCATCAAGTAAATAAAAACGGAAGATTTTTCTTTCAACTGATTGATATAGGAATCACGCATTTTTTAGGTATTAATCTTTTTCAATCTGTTTTGATACAAGCACCACCTAACCTATCTGGAATCGGTGATAAACAAATCCATTTTGATGTTCCGATGATTGAAAATTCTACATTAGCATTAAATATTCCGCTAACAAATTGCGAGAAATCATCGACATTGTTTTGGGAAAGTTCAAGTCTACCTAATGTTGTTGCTACTACACAATCTCATCTGCCGGACTACCATTGGTTCCCCGCAACATCCTGCGTCAAAATAGATGAGGCTAAATTAATAAAACCTATGCTATTTGATATCACAAAATTACATAGCCCAAAAAACGAGAGTGATGAATGGCGATTATCTATTAGTTTGAGATTTGTAGAAAATCCCTGGCATTTAGTGAAAAAATAAGAGGACATTTTAGATATATTTTTGTGCAGGTTAGATATAAATATACTATCTTGTAACGAGGTTTGTTTAATGAAGTTATTACATAAAAATTTATTTGTGCTTGTTCTTTCTTGTATTATGTTATCCAGCGTTTCATATGCACAGGATCAACAAATCAATTCAGACCGTCCAGGCGTGGGGGTAGATCCAGAGGTAATTCCTATAAATACCTTTCAAACTGAGATAGGAACAGACGGATATGAATATAGATTAGGAACTGGTAATAATATTGAATTATTAAAAGACAGCACTAGTTTTGGTGCAAAGTATGCAGTTATATCAAACGACATATTTGAAGCGTCAGGTAAATTAGCCTATGATGACAATAAAGGACTTTATGCTGAGATACCAGCAAAGTATGTTATAAACAAATATTTCTATCTAGGAGGAGATGTTATCCTGTATAGAAATTCTAGGACATATGTTACAGAGTACGCATTTACTCCTGACTCCAGCTGGACTATCATGCCATCAATATATTATGATACCAAAGCAAGGGCTGCATTCTACGTCTCTTATGTATTACCTAAATATCAAAATGTTCAATTAGACGCAGGATGGAACCAAGAACCGTCCGGATTATTTGGTAGATTTGAGATAGGCATCAGTGTTGCCTTCGGATTGAAAAAATAACTTTAAATATCGGTGAAGTGTTACGGTAGCACATCAGTCTCCAAAACTGAGGGCCAGGGTTCGACTCCCTTCACCGGTGCCATTTTGTAAAAATACCGCTTGACATTCAATTCAAGATATCGTAAGATAAGGACAGTTGAGAGATCAACTATTCTTTGACATCGTTGAGAGATTGTATCGGGGGCGTGGTGAAATGGTAGACACAGCAGACTTATAGATAATTTGAGTGCCTTTGGGGAAACCCTTAGAGTAGAACTCGTCAAATTCGGTGAAACCTGTAAAATGGCAATACCGAGCGAAGCCTAAGTAGAAATACTTTTGAACGTGTAGAGACTAGACGGCGAGCACCTAAAGCATCAGTGATGGTGAAGGTATAGTCCAGACCACAAACTGCGAAGGTAGTGAAAACTATAGTGGTAAGAAAATCTGTTGCTTATGGCGTGCCGGTTCGAGTCCGGCCGCCCCCACCATAATAACGGGGCAGAAGCATCAAGGTGATGCCGCAGGCTGTAAACCTGCCGTCTTAGACATGCCTGGTTCGATTCCAGGATGCCCCACCATTTTTTTAAACGCAACAAAACAAAAATTAAATATCTATATGGAAGCGTGGTCGAGTCTGGTTTATGGCATCCGCCTTGAAAGCGGACGAACGTGATGAGCGTTCCGTGGGTTCAAATCCTACCGCTTCCGCCAATATTAATGCGGGTATCGTATAGTGGTTATTACGTGGCCTTGCCAAGGCTAGGAGGAGGGTTCGATTCCCTCTACCCGCTCCAATAATACAAAAAATGATAAATAGTGTTGAAAGGTATGACCCCTTCATTACACACATACAGGAGAATTTATGTCTAAAGTACTATTTGTGCTAAAACGTAAAGATGATTATAATAGCGATGTAGACAGTAGACACATAGGATTAAGCACAGGATTATATAATTCTGCATCATTTGTAAATCAAATGCTGAATGATGCAGGGATAAAATCCAACCTAGAAGTTGTCGTAGATAACAATTCTATTGACAGGGTGGTTACACAACACCGACCAACACATGTTATTATTGAAGCACTTTGGGTAGTACCTCAAAAGTTTGAGATACTACAAAAATTACATCCCACTGTAACTTGGATTCTTAGGCTACATAGCGAGATTCCATTCATGGCAGGTGAAGGTATGGCAATGGATTGGATAGGAGAGTATTCTAGAATACGTAATATGATTATCGCAATCAATTCGCCTAGGATGCTAAGAGAAATCCGTGCTTATTTAAAATCAATGCACAGTTGGACTGACAAAGATGTTAATAAAAAAGTAATCTATCTTCCTAATTACTATCCTCAACATTATAAAAATACTAAAATTATAAATAAAACTAAACCTACTATTGACATCAGTTGCTTTGGTGCAGTACGACCTCTCAAGAATCATCTATTGCAAGCAATTGCTGCTGTTGAATTCGCAGAGAGTATCGGAAAAAAGTTAAGATTTCATGTTAACTCTAATAGGATTGAGATGAATGGTCAACCTGTTCTTCGCAACCTTGAAAGTATGTTTAGTCATCTATATGAACACGGGCACCGGTTGATTCATCATACTTGGGCCCCTAGAGAAGAATTCATCAGGACCTGCGCTAGTATGGACCTCGGTATGCAGTGTAACTTCAGTGAAACATTCAATATCGTAGGAGCTGACTTGATCAGCCAAGGTGTACCTTTGATCGGCACTTCTGAGATTCCTTGGTTAAAGATGGGAAAAGCAAATCCAACCGACAGTGAACGTATCAGGGATGAACTTGAATTTGCGTATCGACTTCCTTGGCTTAATGTCAAACTAAATCAGACAAGTCTAACTAAATATACGAATAAAACTGCTAATATATGGAAACAAGTATTTGGAAAAAGGAAATTGAGATATGAGCGGAAAATTTTACGTACGGGTACTTGATAGAGGCGGCGAAGAACTTGTGATTGATACCTTTGAATTCAATAATCGCCGGGATGCAGATAAGTTTGCTAGAGAGTATCATCGTCTTCATAGATGCTGGATCAAGATTTATAATGAGTTCCAAGAATTGATCGAAGAGTTGATTGAGTGGATAGAAGACCACGAACCATACGCATAAACAATTTAGGAGAGTTGCCAGAGTGGCCGAATGGGCTGGTTTGCTAAACCATTGTACCCCTTCAAGGGTACCGAGGGTTCGAATCCCTCACTCTCCGCCAAACATTGAGTGGATATTATGATCAACTACAAAGAACTTGATGAAGATTTTTTGAATTTTGGTATTCAAAAAATAAATTACAAAGAATTGTTTGACTCAAACATTACAACTCCTCATTTCTGGATTGACCAAAAAGTGGAAGATATCTTTACGCCGGAAGGCCTAGATTTTTTTGCACAACGACAGATTAAGCTGCGTGAAACTACTAGAATTTTTAAATTGAAGTCAGGAATCACTTCTTTGATTCATATTGACAGCGAATATTATGACGCTGCTCTAAACTTTGTGGTTGAAGGAGACGGAGAGATGCAATGGTGTGAAGTAGACGGGCCTGCAATAGAAGGTAATTACACGCAAAGCAACTCTTCTGCTGGAAGTTACAAAGCCTTTACCGATTACACAAATCTTACCATAATAGAAAAATGGAATGGTAAATGTGCAGCAGTCAATATCAGTGTCCCGCATCGTATGATAGGCGGAAACCAAGACAGGTATTGCATAAGTGTGCGTACAGCCCAGGATCAATTTTTTAAGGATGTAATTGAGTTGATATGAACTTTGAAATAGACCCAGAATTTATAACATCCATCCCTGTAGTGACAGAGTATCATCGTGCTAAGGATCCTGCCAACCCAACTCCAGAAGAATTTATGGCTATCATAAAAGATGGCCCTATCATAGGAACCTCTTACTCAACGACAGATCATCCTGAATACGCTAAGTTAAGGGATCGTCTTGAAAAGACCGGATACATCAAGACTGAGCGTAGTTGGTGGAATGGCGATCGGGTCCTAAAAAGATTCACATTGAATGGAGTCCCGTTCAAGAAAAATGATCAATTTAGTTGTGCAGGTGCGATGAGGCATCATCTAGAATACAAAAGAAAATATAAATAGACATTCACACACAGGAGAAAAAATGAATAAGACAAATTTACCAGTTATTTTGGGCGCGAGTTTTGTACTATTTGCAATAGTAGCGAACATCTATATCACTTATATGAATTTTAAGCACCCCGAGTGGATGCTGGTTCCCTACGCAACATTTACCGTAACATAATTAAAAAAACGTTTGACATCTGTATCCGTATTTGCTATATTGAATCATAGAGATTGAATGTAACGAAGGGACGCTTCTCATGACGAACAAGCCGATCTACAATCTGAGCAAGGATATTGAGTGGGGCAAGACCGTTTGGGTTCTCTATACTGCAAACTCTAGCCCGTTCGGTCGTTATTCGACCAAAGCAGCAGCTCTTGCTGACGCTCGTGTGTATGGATTGAAAGTACAAGTTACCGAATTTCCACGCAAATTTAACTCCTTCGCATACTAAAAAATAACGCACTGGTGGCAGATTGGGAATGCGGTGGACTGCAAATCCGTTCCGAAAGGGTAGTAGGTTCGATTCCTACCCAGTGCTCCAGATAAACAAGTCGGTACCGATTGAAGTCACCTGATGACATAGGGCGGATCGGTTAAAAGAATGCATGTGTGACTGCCGATACATTATGGGAGATTAGCTCAGTTGGTTTAGAGCGTTCGGCTGATAACCGGAAGGTCACTGGTTCGAGTCCAGTATCTCCTACCAATTCTAAGGGTGCGTAGCTCAGTGGAAGAGCCCCTGACTTTTAATCAGGTGGTCGTCGGTTCAACTCCGACCGCACCCACCAATTTTTGAAAGTGAAGATAACATCGGCAATGATTTGAAGGCACTAAAAACGTTTACTTAATGATGGGATAGCTCAGTGGTAGAGCGTCACGTTGCCAACGTGAATGTCGAGGGTTCGACCCCCTTCATCCGCTCCAAAATTTTAGACGATACTATATGAAAAAATACCGGGGACGGCATATAGTATTATACATGATGAACTGCTGGTAAAACCGATAAATGCTAATCCAGCTGTGCAGGACTCATGTGTCTAGAAGTTAATGCGGAACTGCTTTGATGAGCCGCGCCTAAATAAATGTTACGCAATCAACATTTAGTTTTAAGTAGTAGATGACGTATAAATAACTTTGTAGATTCTAATCTATTAGACATCAAAGGAGACATCAATGTCAGCTATTATAAACTTCTTCAATGCTAACAAGCCATACTTTGTAGCATTACTTACCGCTGTCGCAGCCGGCCTTCAAGCGTTGGGATATTCTATTCCAGCATTTGTATACACACTGCTTGCCGCATTCGGAATCAGCGTTGTACATGCATCAATCCAAACCGCAGCCACGAACGCTGCATCTAACGCGGCGCCAACTCCGGCAGCAAAGAAGTAATATAACGCGGGATAGAGAAGAGAGTCATCTCACTTGGCTCATAACCAAGAGACCGCCGGTGCGAATCCGGCTCCCGCACCCAATCTAGAAAATAGGGACCCTTAGTCCCTATTTTTTTGCGGCATTAGCATAGTGGTAATGCTCCAGCCTTCCAAGCTGATTAGAAGGGTTCGATTCCCTTATGCCGCTCCAAATTTATAGACAGCACTATATGGAATATATCCGGGGACGGCATATAGTGTGTTACACAGTGAACTGCTGGTAAAACCGATAAATGCCCATCCAGCTTTGCAGGACCCGTGTGTCTATAAGATAAATACAGTATGTTATTAATCGCATACCAAGGAATCTTTAATGGTCAGGACTATGAGCAAGCAAATAGCCCCGCTCAGTTGAGGACTGCCCTGAACAATGGTTTCTCTGTAGCAATTGACGCATGGAGAATAGGCTCCGCCACTTATTCAGGAAATGATCAACCGATATACCCGATTGATGACAAGTTCATACAAGGTAGCAGATTTTGGATAAATGCTAGGAACGCTGATATGGTCACGTTCCTCTCCTCACAACCAGCAAACCTCTATCCAAACTGGTTCTACTATGATGACGCTAATCCACCCGCATATGTAACGACTACGAGCGGTAAACTATGGACTTTCGGAACCGTACCTATAAACAATACGAGCGTAGTCGTCCTACCAGAAATTGATGATAGAGGATTATTCAGTACCGTAAAATTGCATTGCTATGGCATATGCAGCACTTATCTGACTTTTATCAGGAGAATGCGTAACGAAGGCGATTGGTATTAAAAATCTGGTCAATGCCAAATACTCTAAATATTTAAATGAGAATTCTTGTAGCCATACTAACTAATAGATTTCCGGATAAACTTGAACGGTGCATTGATTCTGTGAAAAAACAGACATCTGATGTTGTTGTAGTTTGTAATACACTAGATAGAGATTTTATACCACAATCTAGGTATATTGCTGAATCAAGTGATGTTACTTTTGTCGTCACTGAATCCAACGGAACTCCTGCTAAAGGAAAAAATTCAGTACTAGATTATTTTGCTAAAACTGATTATGATTATTTGTTTATCGTAGACGGTGATGATTTCTTAAATAAAGATGCGATTGGAACTTTACACAAGGTTATAGATCAGAGCCCGTGTGATGTGCTTACATTAGTATATGGTGAGCAAGCTTTAGTCGGAGATCAACAAATGTCTATCCTTGAATGGTCTACTACTGACGATTACAAACGAAAATTCACCACAAAAAAGACTATTCGCAATATAAGACCGTTATTGAAGATGAGGGAAGAATTATATCGTATATTACCGTACAATAGATTTTTGCTCATATCCAAAAAAGCACTACCTTATTTTCGTTTTGACGAGGCATTTATTGGATTATCTGAATATCATCTTTCTATAAAACTTTTACATTACACTAAAGATATCGTCTATAAAGGTTTATCTGCCAATGACATTTACGTATATGATGCTAACGATCCGGGTAACTATCGAAAGTTTATGGAAACAATTGACGGTGAAGAGTTCATTGAAAATCTATTACAATCTTTAGCCGAATATGATACATCTGGAGGAATTGATGTCATTTCAGTTGATTGATAGTAGCGTTTCACTTGATTATCTAGAACCATTCTGCAGGGCAGCAGAGAATGATCCTTCACCTGCAGCACAGAACATGGTTATACTTGATTGGGAAAAGTCTCCTGGATCTTTCCTCTATAAACTCTACGTTGACAAGATATACGACAAGGAAAATAAGGGCGGTTATCTACTTCAGATTAAAGACGGTCAGATAATATCTGGTTCTGGGTTTAGCAAATGGAATGTAGATGAGAATGTATGTCTTTTATATTCTAGGACATATGTATTGACCGAGCATAGAAACAACGGTGCACAACGGGTAGGAAGATATAGCTGGGAACAACTCAAATACATGAGAGCATATCAATATAAAGCAGGGATGATTACCTTCAATGAGTACAACGCACGGATTGTAGAATTGTTGAACGGATATAACTCTGCTGAACGAACTCACACTGTAGTAAACGGAGAATACTATAATCGTCACGGCAGAAAATTTGTACCTAGTATCACCTATCCAAAAAAAGTAAACATAAATCATACGGATCAGATAGTAGTATATTACTGTGATGATGCAAGTTACAAAGAAACTTTGTTAAATACGCTTAAGAAACATGAGATAGATTAAATGCTTTATCTTTTTACGATCTTAGGATGGATTTCTTTATTAGCGTTCGTTCCGATGGTGATATATGCCACGTATTGGCAAATCGCTATTTGTCTAATAATGTATTTCGTGTACCAAATGATCGGTGGTAACATCGGCTATCATCGTATCGCTTCTCATAGGATGTTTAAATACTCACGATGGTTAGAAATTGTTACCGTGACGATTGGCGGTTTGATGTTAAAATTTCCTGCAATTTATTGGGTAGCACAGCATAATGCACATCACGCAAAAGCGGACACCCTAGCTGATCCACATAGCATTGAGAAGAACGGTTTCTTTAAAGCAATCTTTATGATTCCTTTATGCACTAACAGCATACATCCTAAATATAACATTCATCTACTGCGTGATAAATTTTATACCTTTCAGAGAGATTATTATTGGTATATCATAGCAGCATATGCAGCAATTTTATATCTGATTGATCCTTTCTCGTTGATCTATGCATGGCTTGCCCCTTGTGGTCTTGTCCATGTTGCTATGACGATGGCAGCAACGTATTCGCATCGAGGTGGCAAACCGCATGATGATCCAATTTTTGCACTATATAGTTTCGGTGAAGGATGGCATCAGTTCCATCACGAGAATCCTAAGGCTTACAAGTTTCACCCAACGTTAGATATAACTGGAAATGTCATTGATCTAGTACGGGTTAAAAAATAGTTGATTTTTTATACAACAAGAGTATAATCTAAAAATGTATGATCAACCTATTCCAAAAACCTTAAAGTGCGAGAGCGTTATAGAAGCCACTGTGGTCAACTGTGAAAGATGCGGTGGGGTAGGATCATATGAGGTGACGACTGAGACTGACTATCATAAAAGATTTTTTGAAACGGCTCGCCAGACTTGTGATATTTGTGAGGGTGATGGTCGGATGATCATTATCCAAGAATATTTCAAAGTTATTAATCTACCTGAGCGGATTACTAGGAAGATTCCGTATAGAGAAAATGCGTACACGCAGATTGATCCGTTTCTGAAGGAAGTCTATCGGATCGCATATAAAATAGATGAGCGGGACCCTACGCTGGAGCGTAAATATCCTGATCTAAAAGCCCTATCTTATGACAATTATGATAAATTGGTAGAGGAATACCGACTTATAGAAATATTAAAAAAGTAGCATAAAAGACTTGACATCGGGCTAAAAAGTTCTTATCATGTAAAATACAAAGGAGATCGTAATGCCAGCAGTATTTTTAGTGTCGGACACACACTTTGGTCATGCCGGAGTGTGTCGCTTCACACGTAACGATGGTGTTACAAAGCTTCGCCCGTGGGACTCAGCTGAGGAAATGGACGAGTTGAATGAGTAGTTCGGAAATTAAAGGTCTTTACTTTTTTAGACAAAACTATTGGATACCTTATGGTCTTAACATCCGAGATAAACTTTGGTGGAGGTTTATGCCCGGAGTTGTGGTCAATGTCCGTTGGCCAAAAGGACAAGTAAAAGTTGGTCCTAGTCATAGAGACGGATATTCTGGGTATGGTCCCGAGTTTGAGTATGTTGATAGTGCTGATCCAAACGATCACTATCGTCCTTGGTTAGAAGAACATGTTGGCAAGCAAGGATGGGATTGGAACTGGGGTATGGGTGATATGGATGCTACTGAAAATCGCCTGACCATAAAGATTAGACAAAAACATGCCAAGTATGCTACGATAGTGGCAATACAGTGGAGTTGAAGAATACTATTTCTTATTAAGATTTGTAACTTGAAATGATCGATTATTGTGCCCAATCGGGTCGATCATTTTACACCTTTCTCCGTGCCATCTATTGAAGTTGCCCATAGACACAGATGACCCGCAATTTGGACAAGAATATTTAGGTGGTGTGATTCCTTTGTTTGAAGGGGGTTTTCCTTTTCTGGCTCTAGATATTTTAGCACTTTTTTCTGCTGATCCTTTTTTCCCTGTATTAGCAATAGCAATATTTTTTTTATGATTTTCGGATTTGGGACGGCCCTTACCAGCCGCAGACATCTTCTGTCTAGATTCTTTGGTAAGTATATTAACCCTACGGAATATCTCAACACTGGATTCTGGGTTGTGATATTTGCCGTTTAGCAGTAATGGATTACCCCAATCTTGTCTGATTGCTATCTGCTCCTGTTGCCAACACTTGACAGAATCGGAATTTTCATATATAATAGTAGCAGTAAAAGCAGTTTTTCCGTATTTCTTTATGTCATTTTTAATTCTGTTAGATGATGTAAAATAAGTGATCCAGAGATCATCTTTAGGAACAATACCCAAAGTTTGATTTCTGTATCGATACCCGTGGTAAAATTCACCGGTAAGTTTGTTGGTTATTGTATAAACATAAGCGTCAATCATATTTGCCCTTTGTTTAGTTATTTATCATTTAGGAGATGTTTATGCCATCAGTTTTTCTTTATTCAGATCCCCATTTTGGGCATCAAGGAGTTTGTAAGTTTATGCGTAATGACGGCGTAACAAAGTTACGGCCGTGGGACACCGCTGAAGAAATGGACGAACATCTTGTTAAAGTCTATAACGAGCGTGTTAAGCCAAACGACAAAATATATTTTTTAGGAGATGTGGCTATCAATCGTAAGGCTCTGGCTACCGTTCTGCGCCTGAATGGTGACAAGGTCCTGATCCGCGGCAATCACGATATCTTCAAGGATTCAGACTATACCGATATTGGATTCCGATCACTGAGGTCCTATCATGTCATGAATGGCATGATCCTGAGTCATATCCCTGTGCATGAAGCAAGCCTTGGTAGGTTTGGAAAAAATATACATGGCCACCTCCATGCTAATCAAGTAATGAAGGCTCGAGGAGTAGATGCTCGGTCCGGCAAAGTATTATATAGTGAAACTGAAATTGACCCACGCTATGTATGTGTATGCGTGGAACAACTTCCAGACTTTGCCCCAATATTGTTTGAAGATTTGTTAAAAAATATCAAACAACGAGATATAGATCTTGGATTCAAAGACGACCGCGAATCCATAATGGGCCTGGGCTAACAGATGACATTTTAGTGGTAGTTCCGTCATTCCACCAATATGTTCCCTGAGCGTGGTGATTTGTTTTACCTTTTAAGACTGACCCTATTCTTCCCGGAGAATACCCAGTTGGGATAGGGTCAGTCTTAAAGATCATCTCCTCGTTGGTACCGTCGGTAATCCAATATTTTTGTCTATTAACATTGGCACCTATAATAGCACCGCGGTTGTTGAATGGTAATCTTCCTTTTTGATATTCCGTGCCTGGTGGCAATTCACTAAACGATTGTTCTATACCGTTGTTCCACCATCGAAGTTTACTTCTAGATATGGATTGTTTTTGTCTTACTTCTTGAGAAAATACTCTACCATAATTTTGGTGTTCTACACCAGATTTCCAACTGTAGGCTTTACCAACATTGGCATTCAACCAACGGTTATCTTTTAGAACTTTTAATTTTTTTAAGACACGACTTTCCCATAATCTGGCTTGATCAACTGAATTAAATGTTCTGCGTATTTTTATTACATCCGGATCGCCGTATTGTTTTCTAATAGATTTAACTTTATCTGAAGAAGTAAAATACTTTTTCCAAAAATCACTTGGATGACAATGATTGGCAAATCTTACACCGTAGTAGTGTAGGTCTAATGCTGTCCAACTTATGTAATAAGTATAAGGAATTCCTGAATAAATATGCATGCTGATAAGGTACTTTCTTGTTAGAGTCAGTGGATGTTGACGCATCGCGACTGGCACTTTTATTTATACTTTTGGTTAAAAAGATCCAGATAATTTTTTCTACATAAAATAAACAGTATGACTAAACTCGATACTTTAGAGACATCTTCGAACAGGATAGAAATCAGCGTTATCGAAGCAGAAGGTGGAACCATTGGCTTTAAAAATGGCAACGGGCCGATCATGTAAAAGTCACAGCATTGATAGTTTTTAGTTGACCAATAATTCACGTTTTGCTATAGTAGAACTACAGTAAAAAACAGGAGTTTATTGTTGCAAAAAAACAACACATGCACAGTTGACACAAAAATACACTTTTGCTACAATATACACATAAACAAAAATTTTAACCCTAACCTAAGGAACACAGCCCATGTCAGATACTCGTACAATAACTTCAGTTCAAGCTCGTCGTAGTTTACTGAAAGCATTCAAACATCAACGCCCTGTCTTTTTGTGGGGTCCTCCTGGAATTGGCAAGAGTGAATTGGTAGCAG